TGAAGGTTGATCGCCTGCTAATCGAGAACAAGGCCGCCGGCATCAGCGTGGCGCAGGAGATCCGGCGGCTGTTCGGCCACGAGGACTGGGCCGTCATGCTGATCGACCCGAAGAGCCAGGACAAGCTATCCAGGCTCTACAGCATTCAGCATCTTTTTGCCGAGGGCATGGTTTTCGCCCCTGACCGCACCTGGGCCGATAAGGTCATTACGCAGGTGGGCTCATTCCCCCGTGGCAAGCACGACGACCTTGTGGACACCGTGTCCCAGGCCCTTCGCCACATGCGAGAGCTAGGCATGCTGACCCGAGGCGAGGAGTGGACTGCTCAGGTGCAAGAGAGCATGCGCCACATTGGCAAATACCCCGCGCCACTGTACGGCGCTCCGTAACCATTTTCCTTCCACGCTATTGGATGTTGTGTGATAAGGCCGCCGTGGTTACTTTGCCGGAAAGCAAGGACTGTTAATCATGCCCCTCGTCCCTGGCCTTAGCGCCAATATTCGTGAAGAAGCAGCGCCAGCAGCGCCCCTGCCTGAAGCGGCGGATATTGAGATCATCGACGCTGATGAGGGCGAAGACGTGCCCGAGATGGATGACAAGGGCAATATCCTTCGCATTGATCACCCCGACGGCAGCATCACTGTCAGCCTGAATGGCAGCCCCGTTGCCGAAGCCGACGACGAAAACCCGCCCGGCTGGTTCGATAATTTGGTCGATAAGATCGATGACCTCGAGCTATCCCGCATCTCCGATGAACTGATGCGCGGCATCTCCGATGACCAGCAGAGCCGCCAGGACTGGATGGAGGACCGCGCCACCGGCCTTCGCCTCCTTGGCCTCAAGATCGAGATCCCAGGCCTCCAGGGTGCCGCTGACGGGGCTCCTGTGGAGGGCATGAGCCGGGTTCGCCACCCCCTGCTCCTCGAGGCTGTGCTGCGCTTTCAGGCCAATGCCAGGAGCGAGTTGCTGCCTACCGATGGTCCGGTGAAGGTGCGGAACGACAGCAACAACGCCAACCTCGAGCAGGACCGGTTGGCCACCGCCCTTGAAAATGACTTGAACCACTACCTGACTGCGGTGGCCACAGAGTATTACCCCGACACCGACCGCATGCTGCTGATGCTGGGGTTTGGCGGCACAGCCTTCAAGAAAGTTCACTTCTGCCCCCTCCGCAACCGCCCGGTGTCTGAGACGGTGGATGCCGAAGACCTGATCGTAAACAATGCCGCCACTGACTTGAGCAACGCCAAGCGCATTACCCACCGGGTGTACATGCGCCCCAGCGTGGTGCGGCGCATGCAGATCCTGGGCGTGTACAAGGACGTTGACCTCCACACCCCAGACATGGCCCAGCTTGACAGCGTGCAGATCGAGAAGCGCAGCCAGGAGGGTATTGCCGTCTCCGTCACCAACCCTGACGACCGCGACCGCGAGATCTATGAGTGCTACTGCGAACTGGATATGCAGGGGTTCCATCACAAGTGGAAAGGCAAGGTCACCGGCCTCGAGATCCCCTACCGGGTTACGATCGACGCCAGCACCAAGAAGATCCTGTCTATCGTGCGGAACTACGATGACGATGGTGAACTCCCCGAGGCGCGGCAGAACTTCGTCAAGTACACCTTCGTGCCCGGCTTTGGGTTCTATGACATTGGCCTGCTGCACATCCTGGGCAACACCGTCAACGCCATCACGGCAGCGTGGCGTGAACTCCTCGATGCCGGCATGTACGCCAACTTCCCCGGCTTCTTGATGGCCGAGACTGGTGCCCGCCAGAACACCAACATCTTCCGCGTGCCTCCTGGCGGTGGAGCGCTAGTGAAGACCGGCGGCCTGCCGATCAATCAGGCCGTGATGCCCCTGCCCTACAAGGAGCCCTCCCAGGCCCTGATGGCCCTGACTGAGAACATGGCCCAGACGGGCATGCGGATCGGCGGCACAAGCGAGCAGGCTGTCGGTGAGGGCAGGGCTGATGCGCCAGTGGGCACCACGCTCGCCATGATCGAGCAGGCCCAGAAGGTGATGAACAGTGTCCACAAGCGGATGCACGCCTCCCAGGCCACGGAGTTCCAGTTGCTGGCGCGCTGCTTCAAGGAGAACCCTGAGAGCTTCTGGCAGAAGAAGAACAAGCCCTCCTACGCATGGGATGAGCAGACGTTCCTGGCGGCCCTGAACGACTGCGAGTTGGTGCCCCAGGCCGACCCGAACACGGCATCCCACACCCAGCGCATTATGAAGATCATGGCCCTAAAACAGCTTCAGGCGGCGCAGCCTGGGCTGTATGATCCCATCGCCATCGACAAGGCGGCGTTGCAGGCCATTGGCTGGAACAACCCCGAGCAGTTCATGGCACCGCCCAGCGCGCAGGGTAAGATGCCGCCTGAGATCCAGGAGAAGATCGCTGAGTTCCAGCTTAAGCAAAAGGAGGTTGGGATTAAGGAGATGGAAGCCCAAGCCCGTACTCAAAAGCTGCAAGCCGATACAGCACTGGATCAAGCAAAGCTCCAGTTCGACATGCAATCCTTCGGTGCCGGCGGTCTGGCCGAAGGGTCAAAGGGCATGTCGCCGGAAGAGCTAGAACTGAAGAAGGCAGAGCTTCAGCAGAAGGCTGAGAACACCCAGTACAACCTCATGAACTCCGCTGCTGACGCTCGCAACCAGGAGGAAGACCGCAAGGCCAAGGTTCAGATTGAGGCCATGAAGCTGGAGAACCAGCAGGCGCGAGAAAGTCAGCAGCGCAGTCATGAATTTGATATGAAGCGCCATGACGCTGCTCTTGAGCAGGCGAAGATGGTGCTAGCACAGATTGCGAAGGGTGGACGGTAATGGGTGGTGGTGTTCCAGGGGCTCAGGCGGCCCCACAGTCTGCCGGCAATGACATCAGCACGCAGGTGATGCCGCAGTCTGGCGGCAATAACGTCGGCACGCAGGTGATGCCGCAATCCGGCACCGGCAAGTATGGTGGCATGGCAAACCAGGGCGGCGGTGGCAACCCGTTCCAGCAGTTCCAGCAGCAGCAACAGTTCCAAGGGGGCCAAGGCATTCAGCAGATGCCCTCAAGCAACGCCTACTACCCCCAGCCGCAAACGCCCCAGACCACTGGCAAGTATGGCGGGATGGCGCAGCAGCCCTTCCAGCAGGCCAATCAGCAGCAGCCATTTCAACAGCAGGGCGGCCAGCCAAACTATTCCGCCCTCCTCCGCAGCATCGCCGGCATGTTCGGCCAGCAGGGAGGCGCGCCTGTCAGCAACTACAACCCGGTACAGAGCGCGAACGACTTCCAGTTGCGGAACACGTACCAGTTCAACCCGGCCACTGATCCCTCGCGCATTCTTGCCGACAAGACGTGGGCCGAGAACCACCAGCGCGAACTTGCCGAAAAGGCCGCGCGTGAGGCTCGTGCCGCCCGTGGGGAAACCTACGGCTACGGCATGGGAGACTCGACTGGCGGGTCTGGTGGTAGTGGCGGCGGTGGTGGTGGTGCGGATGGTGAGGCAGGCGGGCCTGGGGGTGATAGTAGTGGCACTGACGCTGGAGGCCAGGGCGGCCTTTCCCGTGGCGGCCACGTCAACCCCAACAAGCAAATTCGCGCCGCCCTCCTGACGGCGAAGGGGGTTCAGGCGAAGGCTGTGCCGGGAAAGTCTGAGGGGGGTGATATTGCTTCTGGCGACAACTTCAAAAGCTGGTTTGGCAACAGCGTGGCGCATGAAGATGGAGTGCCGATGCGCTTCTACCATGGCACGTCAAAGGATAAGGATTTTACATCCTTCAATATGGGGCGTCATGGCGTTTGGCTTACGGCTGATCCCAAAGAAGCCAGCATGTACGCTCAAGAAAACGACAGCCAAGGCCATGTCTACGAAGACGGCAAATTTACACCAACAAACACCGCCAGCCGGGTCATGCCTGTCTATTTGAAGGCAGAAAATCCATATACAGGCGAGCGCCCAGAACACGTTGTTAATGCTAGCAATTACAAAAAGGCTCAATCAGATTGGTTTGACCAATTGCGCGCTAAAGGGCACGACAGTTGGATACCTGAAAGCGCCAATGGCCGCCTTGCTGTTGCCCTAAAGCATCCCACACAAATCAAGTCTGCGGTAAGCAATACCGGCAAATTCTCTTCAAGCGATAAGCACATTGGCAAAATGGAAGGCGGTGCCTTAGCCGCCCCCGGCGCGTTTGAAGAAGAACCTCAAGCCGAGTTCTCCGTCTCCAACCCCATGCCTGTCTTCCCCAAGCCCCAGCGCATGTGGGACGACCAGCGCCCTGGCGGCGCTTACCTCTCAATGCCTGATAAGGCTGATGTCACAGGCCACCGGGCGGCGCAGGCTGAGATCGGTGTGAAGGCGGGCGGGAAGCCCTTCTTCAACGCCTCCCGTGACGCTGTGGAGGCCACTGGCACCCCAGGCCGTGGCAGCGCCATAGTGAAGACTAACCTGTTCAAAAAGAAAGCTGGCTGGCAGTGGGCGCAGGCACCTGAGGGCCACGAGGCCACTGACACGATTGTCTCGGTGGATCATCGCGGCAAGCACCATTACGCCTTGAATGTCCAGTTCCCCAAGGGTGTGGATCTTTCCAGGTATGAGAAGGCCACGTCAGAGCCAAGGCTTCGCCCTACAACCAAGGGCAACCTTGAGTTTGGCGAGCAGGCTGGCACTATCTTGGTGCGGGGCAAGGAGCATCCCGTCTACCACAACGTGATTGTGCGAAACACGGGCGGCAGGGTCGGCTATGCCGGCGGTGGCGGGGAGGATGATCCTGTTGTGCAGCAGGCTCTAGGCTTGACGCAGGAAAGCATGCTATCGCCTACCGGATCAGTGTTTAACCATGGAGATACATATGTCGGTCAAAATGCCCCCACACATAGCGAAGCTGGCTCCCAAGCGGGAGAACTACCCTTCGGACGAAGCCTACCAGGAGGCGAAGGAGTCGTTCCTTCACAGCATCAAGCACCTCTCGAAGGTCTTCCCACGCGCATAAAGATCCCCCTAACGGGCGAGGTAATCACGGCTGGGCCTAACCATTTGGTTCGTTCCGTTGCCGAACAATATATGCGGGATGCCGGCCTTCCGTATAATCCACCGAAGAAATACGCCAAAGTTGATCTAACGCGCGGCAAGCGTATTTCTAATGAATACGAACAGATGGAAGACAATGCCAACCATCCTCTGGTGAAGGCAGCTTACGATGCTATGGTTAAGGAAACTATGGCGCAGTATCGGGCGGCAAAAGCCGCTGGGTTAAAGCTCAGTTTTTGGAACCCTGAAAAAGAAAAAAACCCTTATGAAGCATCCCCGCGTTTGGTAATTAAAGATGTAAATGAAAACCATCATATGTATGTGTTTCCTACGCAATTTGGGTTTGGTTCAAAAGAAATTTCTCCAGAAGATGTAAAAAGAAACCCTCTTCTTGCCCCCACTGGAGAGCATTGGAATGGCATTCCTGTCACCGTAAACGATGTCTTCCGCGCAGTGCATGACTACTTTGGCCACGCCAAAGAAGGTTCAGGCTTCCGAAGCGATGGCGAAGAGAATGCGTGGCGTTCCCATGCCTCGATGTATTCGCCCCTAGCTCGCCTTGCCCTGACCAGTGAAACGCGGGGCCAGAATAGCTGGCTTAACTTTGGCCCTCATGGCGAAAACAACCGCAATGCAAGCACAGAAAACACGGTGTTCGCCCCCCAGAAAGTGGGCATCATGCCGGCCTGGACGGCGCATGAAGGCGCAGAAGACTTCATCACCCCCGAAGACCGGAAGGTTATGGAGAAAATTCACAAGCAGTATGGCCGCTCCTCGGGCGGCAGGATCGGATACGGCACTGGCGGCGGCGAAGATGATCCCACGGTGCAGAAGGCTCTAGGCCTCACCCAGCAG